GCTGCATCGAGGGCCATTTGCTTATCTTCAGCACTCATATCACTTTCATTGACCAAGTCCCTATAAAGCCCCAGAAAGCGCTCTGAGCCGATTGCCTCGGATATCTTCGTAATCGTATCAGTTGCGCCCTGTATGCGCCCCTCATCGCCGGGAAACAGCAATCTAGCCAAGCCGCCGGTAAGGGCAACAACATCACCGGGTAACCCGGCCATGCCAGCACCAGCTCCGACAGCCATAGACTTAGCAGTTTGACCTACATCCTCTAACGCCTGACCAGTGCGCTCTAGCATATCGCCCTCGTATTGTGGTCGAGGCGCATCACCTTCGGGATAGAAGAACCGACCTTCTACTGGTGCAGGCGTACCGAGCCCCGCGCCTTGGTCGTTGATAAATACCTCATAATCTTCTGAGGCTCTTAGGTCATGCGACTGTTTGTAATGGTCTAAAATGTTCATCTTGTATTAGCCGCCTCTTTTGCTTTTTGCAGGCTGTCAATCTTCTTAAAAAAATCCGGGTCTTTCATGCTTCTTAAACCTGCTGGGCGTTCTTTTTTGTTTTCTTTAAATCTTCTCAAAATATTTACTGCGCTGTCGAAATCATCGATTTCAATCTTTTGGCCATCCTCTAAAAACCGATTCAAAGCTCGAACTACGTCTTCGCCGCTGCGTATAGTCATTTTTTTTATGGCCTCGTCAAAGTCACCGCCCAGTTGTTCCAGTAATTCATTAGCAATCTCTTGCCCGTTAAAGGCTAGACCTTTATCTTGTGCCTCATCGTACCTTGCTTTGAGCCTGCCGGTAATTTTATTTAAGAGTTGAGATTTTGCAAAAATTTCAGGTTTGTCTTTAACAAGCTCTGAGTATTCTTCCGGTAGGTCTAAAAAGTCACCTTTGACAACGGCCAGTGCAGTTTTCATCTCTTGACTTTCAAAAGTTGCCGCATCTTTTCTGAATTTATCTAGGTCAGCATTGCTAAGATTTTCAATGTTGGTTGCAACATCACTGAAGGTAATATTTGAGCCTAGCTTGGTGAGGGCTGTTACTACATCCGGGTCAGACTGAGTGCGTTTGCGTCCAGCTTTATCAAACTCATTTTGAAATTCTTGAGCTTTGACCGGGTCAGTTATTTTGAGAATACCTATAGAATTATCAAACGCTTCTTTGTTCCCACTTGCCATATGCTCCATGACCGAGGCTGTTATTCGCGCTTCGTCATCTTCAGCATTGTCATTCATCCCCTTTTGCTCATTCTCAAGGAAGGTAAGCTGTTCAGTGCGCCGTTTGCGAAGCTCTTGGGCTATGTCACTGTTGGACATCCCACCAGCTTTAAGCAGTTTGACTGAGTTCTGTATGCCCACATCTAGGTCAGCAAGTTGATTTTGCTGTACCTTTTTGATGATTTTGACAGGGCCGGGACCGGCAAAGGTTTTGTCAGTAAGGACTTGTAAAGCAGCAGCCTCATTTGTCGCAACCATACCATCAAGAAACGTATTCATCTCTGCGCCAACCAAGAACGAACTGGCTTTTTTGATTTCATCCTCGCGGTTCTTTTTTATAATTTCTAGGCCGTTGGGCAGTTCAAGCGCAGAGCTAATTTTGCTTTCGCTATAGTTTTGGGCATGATTTACTCTGAAGCTGCTCTCTAGCTTTTGGTTTTCCTGTTTGACATAAGCATCCAGATACTTTGTCCATTTGCCATTTGCAGTAATGCTTTGCTCAGCTCTAAACCTTCTGGCAAGGGCAGGGGAAGTATCGTCTAATGTTTTGCCATACCCGGCTATGACGGTATCCATGACAGTCACCAGAGACTGAGGCGAAAAGTCTGTAATGCCAAGCTGCTCTGCTAGTCGTTGCTTTTCCTCCTGAGGCATCGAGGGGCTATCTAGCACCTGATTAAAAATGCCTTCTACGTTTGCAAGTTCTTTGCTTGCTAGTGCTGAAACTTCATCACTGGCTATGCTGAGCGCAGCCTTTCTGGCCGCTCTGCCGAAAACAGAGTTCTGGTCACCGGGGATTTCTATCTCCTCGCCGCGCAGATAAGCATCATCAATCTGCTTTTTGGTTGGTGCATTTAGCGCGCCGTACTCAGCGCCTTCTATCTGAGCCTTCTGTTCAGCCTCACGCAAAAAGTAGTTGGTCATGCTATCAAGCGACCGAGCTAAATTAGCAAAGCCTTGTGCCTCAACCTTACTGGCGGCAAACTCTACTTGCGGCACCCTAAGGGCTAGTCCACCTCGTTTTAATCTTACTTGTTCAGCCATGTCACGTTGTCTTCATAAAATCTGGTGTACCGAATATTTGCATACCGCTCATAGCCGTCTCACCTATCCCTATAAGGGCTTGGGTCTGTGCCATCTTCTTAGCGTTCGATGCAGCAGTGCGATACTGACCAGCTTGGTATGCTGCCATCTGTTTCGCCATAGTTGCGTTATCACGGGCAATCGTGAACTGATTGACACCTTCACGCATGTTTAACCTTGCTATCAAGTCCTGAGATGAACCGCTTGCAAGGGGGTCCATATTACCAGCAGATGCTCGAGCGTTGTTTGCGGCTAGGACTTTCTCAAGATTGCTGAGCGCATTGTTTGCTTCCGTTTGATACTCTATTGCCTGCACTCTGCCTTGCAGTTCGGTCTGCCGCGCTTGTGCGCCGTACATATTGGCTTGTGCTTTACCGGCATCTAGTGTTGCTTTTGCTTTCAGACCAGCAAAGGCCGCTACTAAGGCTATCTCTACACCACTCATTGACCAACACTCACTTTATAATCTAAAGACAAAACTGTAAAAAACAGGGGCTTGCTCTGGCTGATTGTTATCTGTGCATCACGGTCATAGCCGAGAAAGCCTTGGGTTTTCTTTACCCCTGAAAAAGTCGTGACACCGCCAGCACCACTCAAAGGCAGACTTTGTAGCGGAACCTCTCGCCCGTTGATGGTGATATTCTGACTTCTGAATAAAACAGGGCTCACCTCTAATATTCTGCGCCGTTGGCTCTGAACAGCACCACTGGACAGTCTGGGCTCAAACGGCTGTGTCTTAACGGTGACGGTGTAATCCAGACCAACCTCTGCATAGCTTGTCGGTGTGCCGCCGAGCGTTACTTGCCCGGAGCTGACAGTCTGGTCTGTGTCTACGATGTCGTCTCTGATGACTTTGACTGTTTTACCTTCGAGGTGTGACAGGCTACCGGCTGTTGCTGAACCGGGCAGGGCTTGGTCAGGAGATGACGGACTGTTGTAATATTGGATAGCTGCATCTGTTGTGCGGTCTTCATCGAACAGCTCAACATAGTATTTTGTAGCACTGCTAACAGTTCTTTTGGTGATGACATAGATATCATCTAAATCAACGCCTACATCAAAGAAGTCACCATCTGTTGTGAAGCTCGAGGGAGCTACAATCTGTTGAGGCCGGTTTAGCATAAAGGCAGTGATAGTTCCGTCAAACCCGGTGCTAGATGCCCTAGGGCCGGTTGTGTTTGTGCCATTGACTATCAGCAACAAGTCACCTTCTGTTGTATCGGTAGCAGCACGTAGAGCCATCCTTTTCGGGTCAACAATCATGTGGGAGGATAATAAGCTCACGTTGTTGGCTACATAGGACAACTCTACGTCTGAAAACAGCATTTCACGCAGAGCCTTGCCCTGCCGCTGTATGAATAGGGTGCCACCCTCCGCAGACTGTGGCCGCAGTCCTACTTTGCTTCCTCGGCGAGTGGCTGACTTGATTGTGATGTTTGATGGTGTGATAGGGTCTAGGTCTGCTTGCGGTACAAAGAACTCTGCCCCGGATGTAAATATCTGCAAGTCTCTGCCTGACCTGATACCATTGATTGCGTTGGCGCTGTCAGTGCTTAGTGTGACCAGTATCGCATCATCGTCTAAGGCTTCAGCAGCTTTGAAGTTGAAGAAGTCGTTGACCTTGGAGCCGAACAGTGTGTTCGGGTCTGATGCACTGCCGCCAAAATACAATCGGCTTTCATGGAATGTACAGGTCCGGGGCCAGCCCCGAGTGTTTGACCAAGCATCTACGTAACCTGTCTCTAGCTCCCAATCGCCGTTTGGTATCGCAGCGCTGGCTTCGAAAAACGGTATCTCAACAATAACCTCTACCTCAGTTGCACTGTTGAACTTTACAATCCGAGCGCGGCCAAAGCCGTTGGTTACATTTATGAACTGATCAACATTGCCAGAAGAAAAGACACTGGCACTAGCGGTTATAGTTACCGTGCCATCTACCGCGTCCGGGGTAATCGTGCCGCTAGGATTGCTGGTGCTGATTGTATCGGCAACCTTTGGGATAGTAAGGCTGAGGGCTGATGCAGACCACGTTGTATTGGTTGCTCCTCGTACAATCTTGAACGGCGCAAAGTTCTCATGGGTTAAAATCAGTGTATCAGCGCTCTGTGTGAAATATAATTTATTCAGGTCATAGGTGCTGACCTCATACAAAGTACCTACTGTGTAGTCCAGATAATCATTGCCACTGCCATTTATGTTGGTCAGCAAAGCGCCAGCCGCAAAAAATCTGAACCTGATGGTCGTCTGGTTGTTTACTGCTGATGCAACAATCATGAAGTTTTGCGTAGTGCTAAACTCAAACGGTATCATGGCTGAACCGTTGCTGGGATTGTCGTTGGTGATATCTAGGAGAAACTTCAGCCCCGGCCTACGACTGAAACCACCCTGAGGCTCAAACAGCACATTGTTTGCTACATCGACAGAGCTATAATACTGCTGCAAGTCTATCCGGCCCCGAAGCAGGGGGTCTAGCTCACCAACAGTAAAGCTCGATTGATATTGCTGTATCCGGCTCATCTTACATCCGTTAGCAGATAATCACCTACAACAGACGGTGTCTGACCGCCTGCGTCTATGTTGGCAGCTTGTCTGAAATATCCGCCTCGCAGACCTTCGCCCGGAGTGCCAAGTGCTACTGAACGCCAGTATTCAGATTTTTGTGTCTGGTCTGTGATGACCTCGGCTAGATGCCACGCCATCTGATAGGCTAGGAGCTGGACAAAATATGTCGGCATCCCGCCTTCGCTGACTGCTTTCTGATAATCTATGTGTATTTCTTCAGCATCTGTCATAAGCACTGCGCCGCCTGATGAGGACTGCGCTATCTCCCATTGCTTGAAGAGCTGACCGCCAGCCGCCGAGGTGGTGCGTACTGCCCTCGGAACGCCGAGCAGCATGTCATTGGGAAGCAGATACTGATATGTCCACTCATTCTGAGGTGTGACCGTATCCCGTGCTAGTTGTGTTTTTGCGATAGTAAAGGACCACGGATACATTCCCATTGTCGAAAACTTTACTTCGGTGTAAATCGTGTTGCAGGCTTGAGCACCGGGCGTTCCATCGCTGAAAGAAGAAATGGCCTCTGCGCCAAGTAAGAGCAGGGCCTTGTTACAAATACTTACATCGCTATCGCCAGCGGCCATCTACACCTCCAAAGGATGAGGGGGCGGCAAGCTGCCGCCCCGCTCGATTAGTCGCTATCAGTCTGGCTGATGGTGGTGCCGTCTGAAACGTCCACCACGCCTGATGCGTTGGAAACGACAGTGTGTATTGACGATGCCAATGTACCGCCGGTAGATGTCACCGAAATGATAACATCACCGACAGAAACATCATCAGACACGCTGTTGAAGTATCCAGCGCCATCCACAGTTCCTACAGCATCGGTGGTTGTGTAGGTAAATAACTGTGGAGCTGTGCCTTTCTTAGACTGACCACCGATTGGGTTCCAACCCGCTCTTGCAAATGCCATTTGTCAGCCCTCCTATTCTTCGCAGATTACGTCAACAATCCCGTCAACATCTATCGCACCCGCACCCATAGAGAGCATGGCTGTGATTAAGAATGATGTTTTTTCTGGGATGTAGTTGATTTCGGTTTTCGGTGCGATACCCACAGCGACCCCGATTGCTGAGCGGTGGAACGCAAAGCAAGTACGGTCAGCAGTTGCCAGCGGCAAACCACCTTCGTCTCTGTCACCAACAATATGGAAGGTAAAGCCCATCATTTGATTGATTTGACCACCGACCAGAGCTTGCAGTGTCTGGAAATCGCTCGAAATCGCACGTTCATCACCGAGCAAGCCAGCCAAGTTGTTGGCATGGATTACAAAGTGACGGTCTGTTGCTGGTACGTTTTTCGCATCCAAGGCTTTCTTGGCGGCGATAATCTTACCGACATTCAGGTTTGATGCTCCCGCCGAGCCCGTTGTTACCACTGTTTTTGCCACAGTTGAACCGGCTGATGCCGCATTCAGTGCGTCAATGATAATCTGGTCCTCGCGTCTACCAATGGCATTTCCAACCAACTGTGCAAGTTCCTGACGCTCATCAAAGTTAACCTTAGCTTGGTTAAACACGTCACTGTATTCTGCCGCCACAAAATCTGTTAACGAAACGGAAATTTGCGAAAATTCGCCGTTAATAGGAACGACATCCGTGGAGGGAGTGCGAACAGAGGCTGTGCCTTTGCCCACTTTAGGGAATTTTACGGTGTCCCCTACAACACCAGTCCGCGTCCGAGCAGCTCCGCGAAGAACAGCCGCACCCTGATAGGCTTGGTGAACTTCTGCTTCAAATAGCTGGACGAATGCGGGTGAAAGGTTCGTTGACATTTTTCACTCCTCAATTGAACCAAAACAAAACTTTCGCCTTGTAGGTTATCGGGGAGAGCCCCGGCCTCTGGCTTCGCTGAACGTCAGCGCCCGTTGGATTTCTCCACGCCAGACCGGCCCAGTCGGGTTATCAGTCACTTTCAGACATACACTACAAGCTGTAGCTTGTAAAGACAGCAAACACATCATCTGGTTTTTGTATAAAAAAGGGGCCGAAGCCCCGCAGTTGGGAGAGGTTAGCCGTAACGCCTCGTAAACTCTGCTTCAACCTGTCTTGTGTAATTCATATCTGAGCCATACTTAGGGTCGGCCATTTTGGCCTGCATAGATGCTTTGAAGTCATCTTCGCTCATTCCGGCCTCTGCTACGTCAGCTATTGGTATCTGCGACATATCCCCGGTCATAGACCGCACTTTCTGCATAAGCCTTTGACCAGTAGCTGTGCCGCCCCAGACGTTGAGCTCTTCGCGTTCTTCAGCAGATATAACACCTTTTCGCTCCAAGCCATCAGCCCAGTTGATGTTTGACTTGATAATCTGGTCAGCATTTTGACCTAGTGCCTGACGCTCTTGTTCGTAGTTGGCCTCCATAGCCGCACCAGTTTCTGAGGCCAGAGTTGTTATCTGACCGGCCAGTTCATCAAACGCTGCCTGATTGACGCCATACTTCTGCGCCCAAGACACATAAGCGTTGACCATAGGGTCTTCCATGTCATGCCCTGCTTCAGATAGAACAGAGGTGTCATACTCATCGGGCGCTTTATGTTTGCCTTGGCTGAACTGTTTTTGCAATTCATCGTATGATTTAACGATGTTCTCTAGGTCCGGGCCTTCCTTCTCATCCCAGAACTTCTCCGGGAACCAGTCCGGGCGTTCGTAGGTAATGTCCTCATCCTCGACCTCAGCCTGCTCGGCGTCCTCGGCGAGATGCGAGATACTCTCTTCTTCATCACTTGCCTTATCCTCAGCGAGCGCTGCTCCGGCCATCAATCCATCAGGAGCCGGTGCTTCAGCCGGTTGTTCCTGTGTTTGCTGGTTATCGTCATCTTGGCTCATTTGTCCTCCTCAGCCTTTGCTCTATTTCACGCACTAAGCTATTCTGACCTTCCCGTGCGTAACCAAAAGAAGCATCAGCTCCCGGCACCCATGCCGGTTGTTCAATGGTTATTGAGCGCAGATGCTCTAAGACTTTCTTCCCGGCCTCTGAAGTAAAACAACGGTGAAACTGGATATCCATGTCCCGCTGTAGGTCCATGTTTTTCAGACGGATAGGTTCGCTGTCTGCGTCTACACCGTCCCAGCCGGGGTCGTTTATGCTGCGTATTTTATCTGCTTGGCTCATTGCTCAATAGCCTGTTCAGGTTGTGCCATGCCCTGCGCCTGCAACTGTGCCTGCGCGGCCTGTAGTAATTCTTGCTGTATCTGCTGCCGCTCTTGCGGTGTGGTTCTCAGCTCAGCCGGTATGCCAAGCTGGTCGGCCAGATAATCACCGACTGCATCCATCCGCAATAAAGTCTGCGCTTGTGGACCTAATGCCTGCGAGACTTGCATAAACTGCATAATCTCTGAGACTTTCTCCATGTTGTTTGCCATAGCCAGAGGGCTGACCGGGGTAACCTTTACCTCAAGGCCATTGACCTTTAGAGGCAGTTCAATCATTCCCATTTCATCCATCAACTCTAGTGTGCGGCGAACAATAGGGTGCATTGTTTCACTTATCAGCCTGCCGAACGCACTGCCGAGGTTTTGAGCGAGGTCAGACAGTCTGGCATTGATTTCAGTCGCAGACCGGGCGCTCATGTTATCCGGGGTCAGACCTTCATCGAGCAAGGTTTTCTTGATATTTGCCCGTAAATCATTAGCTACAATCTGCGAGAGATTAGCATCCCCAGACCTAGGGAGAGGGGCAAGCGAAGGACCCCTTGGACCGCCGTTGGAGGAGACGCCTATTACAGCACCCGGTACGATGCTGATGGTCTGGGGATTGAGGACGCCATCATCTACAGCCGTAAATACGCCGCCGATAGAGATGCTGGCATTTTTAAGTGTTAGTTCAACAACCTTGTTTAAGGTCTTGATATCAGGCAAACAATACAAAATTGGACCGCGCCCATAGCGCTCGTTCGAGGCTTTCATATACCGGCTGATGACAAACGGAAATGATTTAAGTGTCCTGTTTACTAGCTTGTAATCATCTTCCATAGCCATAAGGCAGTAGTAAATCTTATTGTCTTCGGTATAGGTTGCCTCGAGCAGCTCGACCATTTCGGTCGGGTCTTCCTGATATTTTCTTATCATCTCTTCAGGCATTTCAGCGTCAGGCCACTCCTTGTCGATGACACGAAACGGGCGTCTGAATTTTCTATAAACGGTGTCTACGTTGCCATTTGGCCCTTCATCAAAGGTGACATGGTAAGACGGAATAGCTGTGTATCTGATAGGGGTCAGCTCATCTCCGGGCTGTATCAACATCACAGCCGTACCCACAGCTAGGTCCAGCAGAAACTCACCCATAGCCAAGTCAAAGCCTGACTGGTTCATGATAGAGAACATGCGCTCAGAGTAGAAGTCTAGCACTTGCTGGGTTTCTATCTCGCGCTCTTTGGGTATCTCATTGCCGGGTTGCAGGCGGCACCATGCCCGTTGTGGGGGAAACAAAGATGATTGCAGGCGATTGGCAAAACGAGCTGTTGAGTGGATGGCAGTGCTATCAAACACCCGCTTCATTTTATTCTGACCCGGCGTTGATTGCTCATAGTAGCCGTCATAGAGGTTTCGCATAGGCAGGGCGTACTCATACGCTTCCTCATAAATGGCTCGCCACTGCTCTTTATGGGTCTGAGCTTTCTTGTATCGCTTTTTCAGAACTTCAGTAGAGAGCTCCATCAATCCCCAACTTTCTTTTGTGTTTCAGCATGAGCCTGAGAGAATGACTTTCCCTGCTTCATCAGGTTGGTCATCATCCGCATATGGCGCGGTGTATGATGTTTTTTATGTTTTTTCATCGTTGCCTTTTGGCGTTTGGTGAGCTCAGCCATATCAACCCTTCTTGTGACGGTTAGCAAAATTTCTAGCAGCTTCTACTGACCCAAAGCCCCATGCTTTTAAAGCCAGAGCCTTTCTGGTAGGCCGACCCTTTTCATCCTTCATTGGTCCTTTCATGCCAGCAAAACGTGCAGCAAAAGATACGCGGCGAGGACTTGAGCCGCTAGAAATAGGACGCTTGAGGTCCGCACCCTCCGTTTTCTTAAAATGCTTTCTGCCAGCCTCATTCAATCCCCCTTTAGGGTTTTGAAATCGTTTCGCGACCATTTAGCTAGTCTTCTTCTTCCCGTACTTCTTCATCGCTGCTTTTCGCATCTTGTTTGTTTTGCTGTCCATCTTCTTGGACATTTTGCTCTTGGCTCCTTTGGCTCCGTACATAATCAGCCTCCGTATGTTTCGGGTTGCGCCTATAAGTTCGCATGTTAGCCTCGCGGATTACGTCCAGCGCCCAGCGTACTGCTTAATTCAACATCACGGCCTCGAGCTTGCGCACCATAAACGCCGGGTGCCATCAACATCCGTCTGCCGCCGGTACGCCGTGCAGCACCTCTGGCCGCAAGCCTTCGCCGGGTCGAGGCCTCCTCACGTTTGTTTTTCTCTTCCTGCCGCCGCAGATTTTCATCAATCGATGGGTCAGGAGGAGGGGGAGCCTTTGGTCTTGAAAAAATACCGCCCATTAGAACATCCTTGAATACATCCAGTAGTCAGAACCGTCGGGGCCATAACGCCTCAACAATCCTTCACGCTCAAAGTAACACCTCTGCGCCCATCGGTCAGCCCGCACATTTAGCGTACAAACAGTAAACTGTAGCCTTTTTATTTGCATTTTGTTTGCTGCATGCTCAAAAAAACGTAAGGCAGCACGGTGCATAGCGATTGTTTTGCGGTCTATTTTTGCAGAGGGTATGAGCCATGCTTCACCAACTCCGGGCCACAGCTCCCATATGCCAAACATTGCATAGACATCCTCATCGCCAATCGCTGTAAAGGCATGACCGTGCTCAGCGTATGTCTGCAAATATTCACGA